TCTGATTGTGATTGCATTTCATTTACATGAAACAAAATCTTAATTTTATCAACTATAATGTCGATAACACTAACATTCAACCACGTTTTAAAATAAGCCACTATAGTGCTTAATAATCTCTTCCAATTTTTGCACTCTAAAATAGAATACATAAAATGTGCCATATCCTCCAAACGCTGCGTAATTATAACTTCCAAATTACGCTCATCATTATAACTATAATTTAAAATCTCCATAAAATTTATTCCCGAAACAACTTTATTAGCCGTTTTCATAGTATTAAATTTTATTTGATCTGTCTTAGGATCTACATCCACCACTTCAGCAATTCTTTGAGCAATACTCACTACTTTTGTCGCAGTTTTAACATGCTGAGGAATATCTCTAATATATCCCGGTAAATGCCAAGCATGGTGAATAAAATCCGAAACAAAACAATGTGACTCTAAAACCATTCGTTTTCTTTTATTATGCTTTTTCCTTGCATCCCTGGGCAAATTAGGTTTGTATTTATTAACCTTGTGCCTATTATTACGCAGTATCTTTTCTTTCCTACTACACTTGTTGAACAAACCTTCTTCATTCGTCAAAGCAATCAATACATCAGAAAAATCAAATCTTTCTAATGATTCATTGCGCAAATGTCCACTACTTTCGTAGACAACTATACTATCATCTCCTCCTTTTAACGTTACTTGCTTATTCATGATTGACTCTTAAATTAAAATATGTTTGTATCTCAAATAAAAGTCACACCATGAGAATAAGCAAATAACAAGTGCCCTTGCGGGACTTGATATTTGTTTAACTTCTCAGGGTCCGTAGAATGAATCAAATGCGCCATCCGCAACACGTGTCGTAAAGTGCAAATTTAGCTAAACGTGTTTTTGAAAGGTTTCTCACCAATCAAAATATTAATTTTCCTCTAACGGCTCAGCACATAACAGAGCTTTTGCTTGTATAAATCTAAAAATGGATACAATTCATTAACTAGGCTGGAAAGGCCATATTGTTAATAATAGTGTAAACTAATAAATAAAACTCCCAAAAGTTGTTACGCACTCGCGTGACATGACATCTAACATCCAAAATAAATCTTGGATGGGC